CGTAAATGTTTCTAGATCTAGTCTTACAGTCGGAGCTAAAGTAAAGTGCGTCTCTGTGTTTAATGGCACGTCTTCTAAATTCTTTGTCAACGGAGTTTCAGGTGGTTCAGATTTTTCACCTTCAAGCGGAACAAACACTATTACTGCTGCAAGTGTTTTTAACTCTCTTGATCTTTTACAAGCAAGCACAGATTCAAACCACACTGTTGGTTCTGTTATCCTTTGGGGCTCTGCTCTTACTGATCAGCAGTGCATAGATTTAACAACCCTCTGATACGCTATGGCAATATTTAGAAAATACGAGTTTGGCAGCCAGTCAGCTGCTACAACTAAGATCAATGCCTTGGGTGTTGACGAAGAGGGAAACCCTACACACCGTCACTCTGTTGTAAGGCTTGGCAACATTGTTACTACACCAGCAGAGTATGATGATGAGGGTAACAGAACTGTTGATCCTGTATACTCAGACAAGTATCACGTCGATGTCTTGTGGAGGGGAGAGTATGACGAAGAGGGAAATGAAATCCCTGTAGCAGACTGGAATAATCAGATGGTATGGTGCCGCCCCATGGGGGTGCATACCTTTGGATCGTCTAGTGCCAATGCAGAGTATATTGCAAAATGTCAGGAGCTACACCCAGAGTGGTTCCCCGAACCTGAAGAAGAATGATTGGATTAGGAGCATCACCATCGACAGCGTCTTTTGTCCCAGTAGCATCGCACCCTATTGCTACGGCTTTTATGAATAGAGTGATAGCAGACGGGGGTACCCTGGAGTCTTATCACTACCTAACGGGTGACTTAGACAAGCTTTTGTAATTGCTTATATTTGCATCATGGCTACACTCTCAGTAACAATCAACGAAAGCATCACTCTCAATGGAAGAGAGAGGGGTAGTGAGATCAACTTGGACATTGCAAGCATCACTCAGGTTATGCAGCGCATTGTAAGCCTCCCTGCTGACGGGGGTAGCACAGCTACACAAACTACCATAGCTAACTTCAGAACAGCTGTCACTACGGCTGACAGTGCTATGGATGACGACGATGTCAAGTACATCAGAGTAACCAACCTGGACTCTAGCAACAATGTACACCTCTCTTTGCAGCTTGCTGCCAACGGAGGTGCAGATGCCAGCACTCAAGCTAGCGTAATCCTAGAGGCTGGCAAAAGCTTCTTGCTCGGTAAGGCAGTTGGTGTGGCAGCTGTCGATGATGACGCAGCCACCGCTACAGCTCTTGGCAGCTTGGTGGATCTGGAAAGCATTATTGCTGTCAATGACAACAACGCTGACGTAGACGTAGAGGTCTTCGTGGCTAGCGCTTAAGACTCAAGCTTCTTGTAGAAGGCCTGCACCAGCAGCCTACCCTTCTGAGAGAGGGCATATCTTACCCTGTAGTTGTATTTGGTCTCTTCGCGAAACAGGTGATCAGCCATAGTGCTTGAAGGAGTCAGCTTGTCAAAGTGTTTGTAGAGGTAACCCTCCTTAACTAATGGGTACACAAGTCTTTCTGCAAGTTTTTTTTCTGAGTACTCGTAGTCTTTTGCTGCATACCTAAGAGTAAAGAACTCTAGATCATAACTCCACAGCATAAATAGCATCTCTCTTTCGAAGATATCTTTGCTGTTGCAGAACGATATCATAGTTGTTCTCAATCCTTTTAGGTAGTTGTTTTTTACGTACCTTTGATTGAGGTGGGAGAAGTCGCGGAAGAGCTTCTTTTTAGATACTAAACTTTTTGGCATAGCTATGGATTACAAAGATATGGAAGAGGATGGGTTCTGGTTTGAGGTCCAAGAAATATCTCAAGCTTTTCTAGAGATATGCCACAGATACGACATGAGTGATCGAGTCTTATCAGCCTTTGTTGTGGGTTTGCTCGAAGAGATTGATGAAGATAAAAGCAACCTTAAAGCTTTCTTCCACTACAACATCCAGAACGAACACGAGCTAGATATAATAACTGGTTTCATGGGGGATTCTTACTCTCCACCTCAGGACGAGGAGCCAGATATTAACGACCTTCTAGATGGCCTCGGTATATCATTAAATTAAAAATGGAGGGACTTATTAGAAAAATTATCATTGGGCAAAATCCAAAGGATGCTATGGCTTACTATGTAGGCATGAGGGCTGGTGACGGCAAGGTGTCTGCTATAGTGATGGACGAAGAGCATCTGTACAGATATCAAAAGAAGAGATATCTTGTATATTTACAATCAGACAACGGACAGGTGCTATGGAAGTGTGTAGACGACATGCCATGTATCGTTGAATATGACTGTAACTTCTGATGAATATAAATAACCTATCCACTGACGGATCTGAATTTAGACTCCCCAACGGGAAAAGATACCGTGGTGCTTATCATATTCATGTTACTCAAGGGGCTATGGTTGGTGCTACCCATACGACAACACCTCACGCCAATCTCACCCCAGTCAATTTAACTGTAGCTGAACGAGTAGCTAGTATTCAGCGGCAGCTTCAAGGGCAACAAGCCAATAGAAATAAAATTCAATCAACCAGAGCTACTATCCGCACATCTAGTCCCCCTTCTTCTTCTGGTGGGTCTAGCGGTGGTGGCGGCTACTAATTACAATGAAAACATTAGACATGTTTGTTGTTGAGCTTGAAAAGCAAATCAACGACACCATATCCACGGACAGTGGTTTAGAGCTTTATATCGACACAAGATTCGAGGGGAGTGAGTTTAATTATAGAGTGACAGAGGGTCCTGTGGTATCACCTCCCATCAAACACGATACGGGGGTCCAGGTAGGTGACACTCTTTACTTCCACCACCTTGTAGTAATGAATGAGGGTCAGGTGCTAACGGGTCAGGACAACCACTACCTCGTGGCGTATAATCCCTATCACACAATCAACAACCAAGCCATTGCATACAAGAGTAAAAAAAGTGGACACATACATCCCCTTGCTGGTTGGAGCCTTCTTGAGGCTGTTGAACAAGAAGAGTTGAAAACAAAGTCTGATGTTATCGAAGTTGTTGAGCTTAAAGATAAGCTACCAACAAAGGGTCGTGTTGCTTTTACGGCTCCTTGGATTGAAGACCTAGGCTTGAAGGTTGGCGATGTAGTAGGGTTCAAAGAAAACAGAGACTACCGCATCAAGATAGATGGGAAAGAATACTACAGAACCCGTACTGAAGACCTTTTATACGTAGAGCAATGATTGACAAAGAGCACTTGATGGAGATCTTAGCAGAAGAAGAATGCCTTACTGCTGATGGATTTGATGACGCTCTTGTAGGGTGTACCTATGGGGCGAATGTCGTGGCTGTGTACGACATCAACAAGATGATACAGATCCTCATGGAGGACGGTACAGACTATGACGATGCCGTTGAGTTTCTTGACTATAATGTAGTTGGGGCATACCTTGGAGAAAAAACTCCTCAATACATCAACTTTGTCACAAAAGAAGTTTACAACGATTGAAGCTGCGAAGCGTCTGATGTCGTCGATGGAAGTTGCCATCAACAATATGATAGACGAGATCAAGAAGCCTGTTGATCCAGAGATCAACGGTAGCGCACGCAAGGCAGAACTTCAGTCCATCAAGCAGACAGCAACTGATTGTAAAGAACTAATCGTTGAAAGACAGCGCTTAGAGCAAATGATCAAAGACCTAAACAGCAATGGATCAATCGAAGAAGCCAAAGACTACTCAGGAGGATTTGCCGAAAGGTATTCAAAGTGATTGGAAACAAATAGTATGGTTATACAATAGAACAGATTATAAATTTTGGGAGGAATCCTGGAACGAAGATTCAGAATAATTTCCGCGAGTATCTCCTCAAGCTTATACCTTGTAGAAAGAGTAACTGGTTACATGTGGGTTCAAGTCCCACTTCGCGGACATGCGCCCGTAGCTCAGCTGGATAGAGCAACAGCCTTCTAAGCTGTGGGTCATAGGTTCGAATCCTATCGGGCGTACAAAATTTAATACAATGGCTAAAGTACAAGTATCTACATACGAAAAGAAAAGAGTTCGCAGGAAGGGCGTTCATGCTAAGACTAAGACCTCATCAACTAAGGGCTCTAAGAACTACAAGAAGAAATATGCTGGTCAAGGCAGATAACCATGATGAGGATATTATCTCAATTTGCCCCAACGGTACGCAAGGTGAAGTTGTTTCAGTTGGTAATTTACACATTGCACTTCCCGCTCAGCCTCCGAAAAAGGAAATTGAAGGATATGGTAAGCCAAACGACATGCAGTTGTGGCAAAGGGCTCCTATGCCAGAGGAGCTGTCTAGGGTTAAGAGCATGGATGAGTGGGCCGAGACCCCCAGAGAGTTTCGAGAAAAGTTTCGTCCGTATATCGAAGAGGAGTTTCGACGCAGGCGTGAAGGCTTTTGGTTCTATAACGACGGTACACCTACGTATATTACGGGTCGGCACTACATGATGCTGCAGTGGACTCGGATGGACATCGGCTATCCAGACTATCTAGAGTTCCAAAAAAATATATTCGTACATTTGGCAGCGTGTGAGGCGGACTCCCGATGTATCGGGCAGCTGTATACTAAATGTAGGCGGAGCGGATATACAAACATCTGCTCTGCTGTGCTTCTCGATGAAGCCACACAAGTCAAAGACAAGCTCCTAGGCATACAGTCAAAGACTGGTAAAGATGCCCAGGAGAATATATTCATGAAGAAGGTGGTGTACATGTTTAGGCATTACCCCTTCTTCTTTAAACCCATTCAAGATGGAACAACCAATCCGCGCATGGAGCTGGCTTTTCGCGAGCCGTCTAAGAGAATCACGAAGAACAATAAGACTACGCAGACGGGCGAGGCTCTTAATACGGTAATAAACTGGAAGAACACCACCAACAACGCATACGACGGAGAGAAGCTGCACATCCTATATCTAGACGAAGCTGGCAAGTGGGAGAAACCCACAGACATCAGAGACGCTTGGAGGATACAGAGAACATGTTTGATCGTTGGTAGGAGAATAGTTGGTAAGGCCATGGTTGGTAGTACTGTAAACCCCATGGACAAAGGGGGTAAAGAGTACAAAGACCTTTGGAGAGACTCAGACCCTGACGAAAGAAACAAAAATGGCAGGACCAGAAGTGGATTGTATAGACTATTCATACCTGCCTACGACTCTCTAGAAGGATTCTTTGACAAGCACGGAAGAGCCGTGCACTCTGATCCCGAAGAAGTTGTCACAGGCATAGACGGTGAGGATATTGTTTTTGGTGCAAAGACGTTTTTAAAAAACGAAAGAGACAACCTAAAGAACGATGCCTCAGAGCTCAACGAAGTTGTAAGGCAGTTTCCGTTTACAGAGGATGAGGCCTTTCGGGACAGCATTGACGGCAGTCTATTTAACGTAGGTCACATCTATGAGCAAATTCAGTACAATGATGAGTTGTTCCCGAACCCTGTGGTTACAGGAAACTTTGTTTGGAAAGACGGGGTTCAGGATACCGAGGTCGTATTTAAGCCTGATGCACAGGGTAGATTTAGGATAGCCTGGATGCCACCTGTGGAGATGAGGAATCAAAAAAAGTTTGATAGAAGAAAACGCATTGCGCCTAATGCAGAGCTGGGGGTAGGCGGGGTTGACTCTTACGACCTTGACGCCACCGTCGATGGACGGGGGTCTAAGGGTGCGCTACATCTGTACAACAAGTTTCACATGGAGCATCCCGCTAACATGTTTGTTTTAGAGTATGCGTCCCGCCCACCTTTGGCCAAGATATTTTATGAAGACTGTTTGATGGCTGCCGTGTTTTACGGTTATCCGTTGTTGATTGAGAACAACAAGTATGGTATCGCAAGATACTTTGAATCAAGAGGTTATGATGGTTATCTTATGGATAGGCCCCGTCACCTCATGAGTGCTAACGCCAAGGTAAACGTCAAGACTAAAGGCATCCCATCTAACTCACAGGATGTGATACAGGCTCACGCTCACGCCATAGAAGATTACATACACAATAACGTGGGGATCAACAGGGAGAATGGAGAGTACGGAAAAATGTATTTCAACAGGACTCTTGAGGATTGGATTGGATTTAAAATCAATGACCGAACCAAGTTTGACTTGACGATTAGTTCTGGTCTATGTCTTCTTGCAGCACAAAAGGTTAAGATCAAGAAAAAGGAATCTAACCTTGATGAGAAGCGCTTTTTCCGCCGATATAAGGTACGCGGATGATTTCCTATATTTGCATTAAATCAGCTGTAAATGTACAACAAACAGAACTCTAAGTCTGGTTTCCCAGATCCTCTTGCTAGCTCCATAGAGAAACAGGACAAGAGTTACGGGCTTCAGTATGCGAAAGCTATTGAGGGGCAGTGGGGAAAGATGACCGACAAGAGTTCTTTGTACGGGAGTAGAAACGAGATATTCAATAGGAATAGACACTACGCCAACGGCACTCAAGATACTACTATATACAAGAAGCTTTTGACTTCTTTGAATCCGAATGACGGGGAGGGTAGTTTGTTGAACTTGGATTTTACCCCAGTTCCTATTCTTCCAAAGTTTGTTCGTATTGTAGTGAACAAGATCTTGTCTCGCAATCCCTACCCCAACCTTGAGGCTGTGGACCCCCTGTCTTCTTCAGAGAAGAACAAAGAGAAGCAGAGACTTAGGACTCAGGTGGCTATAAAAAAAGATCTCCAAGATCTAAAAGAACAAACTGGTGGACTGGTACTGGATGTAGACCCTGACCAGCTTCCTGACTCACTGGAGGAGGCAGATATCTTTTTGGAAACAAACATCAAGACTGATGCCGAGATTGCAGCTCAGGTTGCAACAAATATGACTTTGTCTTGGAATAATTTCAACGATGGCACATACAGGCGTTGCGTTAATGACCTTGCAGCGCTTGGTATGGCTGTCGTCAAAAGAAACAACGATCCGAACTATGGGATAAAGACCGAATATGTCGATCCCAAAATGTTTATCCACGGATATACAGAGGACCCTTTCTTTGAAGACATTGTTTATGCAGGTCACATTAAAGAGATGACAGTCAGTGAGTTAAAAAGACTTGCTGGTAACGAGCTGTCTGATGATGATCTGAAGAAGATTCTTAAAGTTGCTTCTAAAAAATCAGACAAGTATTCTGCTTACAACAATTACAGGAACTATGATTCCAAAAACGACTACAGCGAATACATGGTGCAGGTATTGGACTTTGAGTTTATTTCTGTAGACTGCATGCACTTTGAGGAAAAGGAGAACCGTCACGGCAACGTTGGTTTTTATTATCAGGGCTTTGAGTTTAAGGAGCGCCAGGGTTCTGTTTACGAGCGCACCCCTCATAAGATGGAGATGCAGATGCTCTATGGGGGAACGTACGTGCTTGGTACAAACTACATAGTTAACTATGGGAAGTGCGCCAATGTGCCAAAGAACGTACACGACCTTTCTCGTTGTAGACTGTCTTATTCTCCTGTGGCCACTAACCTTATGGACAACATGCCTAAGTCCATGGTCGATAGCTGCATCGGGTTTGCGGACATGTTGCAGATCACTCACCTTAAGCTTCAGCAGGCCATCGCCAAGGCTAAGCCAGATGGTTTGATCATTGACATTGAAGGGCTAGAAAATGTACAGCTCGGTAAGGGGGGAGATCTTCAGCCACTTGAGCTTCATGATATCTACGAGCAGACGGGTGTCTTTTACTACAGAAGCAAAAACCCAGAGGGTGGTTTCCAAAACCCACCAGTAAGAGAGCTTGGCAATAGCATCAGAAACATCAATGAGTTGATTGGATTGTACAATCACTATCTAAGACTTATCAGAGATACCACGGGTATCAACGAAGCTATGGATGCTAGCTCTCCAAAGGGTGACGCTTTGGTTGGCGTAAGACAGCAAGCTATATCTGCTGGCAACAATGCTATCTATGACATCACCAACTCATCCATGGTGCTGTTTAAAAAGGTGTGTGAAGATATCGTCAAGTGCATACAGATTATACCAGAGGATTCTGTTCTCATGAAGGTATATCAAAACGCCATTGGGGATACAAACATGAAAGTCCTTTCTTCTTTCAGTAATCTGCCCATGTACAACTTTGGGGTTCAGGTTCATAAAGAAATGGAGGATGAAGAGAAGCAGTATTTAGAACAAAATATTCAAGTTGCTCTGGCTCAAAAAGAGATCGACCTTGAGGATGCAATAGCTATTAGGGACCTGAAAGATATCAATCAGGCAGAGCGTCTTTTAATTGTCAGGAGAAAAAAGAGGATGAAGCAGCAGCAACAGATTGCTATGCAAAATTCTCAAATGCAATCTCAACAGGCCCAACAAGCTGCCATGTCAGCTAGCCAAGCTAGACAACAAGAAATGCAGATGGAGGCTCAGCTAAAGGCACAAGAGATGCAGATGAAAAATCAGCTTGAAGCTCAGCTGGAGGGAGTAAAGCACGAGTTTAGGAAAGAGATAGAGCTGATCAGAGCTCAGGCCACCCTTGGATTCAAGACTGACGATCAAGAATTTAAAGAGAAGATAGAGGTTTTGAAGGAGGATAGGAAGGACGATAGGGTAGACAAGCAAGCTGCCAAGCAGTCTAAGCTCATCTCACAGAGAAAAGGCAATAGGGGTGAACTGGAAGAGGCTGAAGCAGGATTCGATATAAGTGAAATGTTATAACAATGGCTAGTAAACTAAACTTAGATGTATCAGAGAAGTTAGATATTACCTGTAAGAAGGGTGATACTTTTAACTTAGGTCTGTTGCTCAAAGATTCTGCTGGCACTGCGCTTACTCTTAGCGCATCTGGCTACGAGTTTTTGATGCAGGTTAGAGGTCGTAGGTCTGGCGCAGGCCGATCCCGTTCTTTAATTATTGGCACCGCATCCAAGGGTAAGTCAGCGGTAACTAGTGAGGGGGCAAACAACTTTACTGTAACCATCGACGACAGTGGCAATGCAACCTTTTCTGCTTCAGACACGATTATGGCCAGGATTGCTCCTGGCAGATATGTCTATGACATTCAACAAATAGTTGGTGGTGTGTCCACCACAATCCTTGAGGGGAGGTTTATCGTAAATGACGACATCTCAAACCTTGAGGTGTAATGTCTATTACGGTATCTAATATAGCTGGCAATACGATTAGTGTAAGTGTATCTGGTTCCACCCAGGTTTCATTTGCAACAACAATAAATTCTGTATCTGTCAATCAACCTGCGTCCTCTAGCATTTCTGTGCTGGGCAAGGGTACTAAGGGTGATACGGGTGCTACTGGTGATACTGGAGCGCAGGGGCCTACTGGCCCTACGGGACCTACTGGAGCCACAGGGGCTACAGGGGCCACAGGGGCTACTGGAGCACAGGGACCCACTGGACCACAGGGCCCTGCTGGATCTGATGGTTCATCTCCAAATGCTTTTACTACTATCTCTGTTGCTGGTCAAGACAATGTTGTAGCTGACGCTACCGATGACACCCTGACTATAGCTGCTGGATCTAATGTTACTGTAACAACTAATGCTTCAAGTGACACTATAACTATAGCATCGTCAGATACTAATACTCAATTAAGTACAGAAGAAGTTCAGGATATTGCTGGGCCGCTTGTTGCAACAGGAGGAACAAAGACGAACATTGCTGTCACTTATGATGACGCCAACGGAAATATGGATTTCGTTGTTGCTTCAGATTTAAACACCACAGGTAATGCTGGGACAGCTACAGCACTTGAAACACCAAGAGCAATCAACGGGGTGAACTTTGACGGCACTGCTGCTATTACGGTAACTGCTGCTGGTTCTACGCTATCTGATACAGTTCCTGTTTCAAAGGGGGGTACGGGAGCCACCACATTTACAAGTGGTCAAATTTTAAGAGGTAACGGCACAAGTGCTTTGACTGCAGATAACAATCTTAGCTTTGATGGTAGTAATTTTATTGTTGCCTCTTCAACTAGTGCTAAACCTGCAGTATTTATATCAAATTCTAATTCTGATGCTGAAGCCCCCTCACTTATATTCGATAGAACATCTACAGCTGGGGCAGACAATGACGATATTGGTAAAATAAGCTTTGACGCTGAAGATGATACTGGAAACGGTCCACATACGTATGGTCAAATACTAGGCGAAATAAGCGACGCTAGTGATGGTGCTGAGGAAGGTAAGCTAACAATTAGTGTGGCAAGTCATGACAGCGAGTTGCAACCTGGTTTAATTATTCTTAGCGGCAACGTTGAAGATGAGGTAGATGTTACGATTGCCAATGGGATAGGATCTGTAACTACTGTACGCGGTGCTCTTTCTGTAGCAGATTCTATTGTTGTTAATGGTTCTTATAGAATTGGAGGTCACGACATTAATGATATAGATCTAGCTGGTGAATTTGTAGACTCTGATGAGCACCTGATGACATCAGCAGCCATCAATGATCGCATTGCGGCAGTTGGTGGTGGTTCTGATGGCTGGCATGGTTCAACGACAAGAGTTAAGCTGCTGCCAAGAGACTTTATTGCTGATGATGGTGGCAGACCTTTGATGATAGATGATACTGGCAGTGGTTCTAACAACTTTTTTTTAGAATCAAATTCTTCTAACACCACATACGCTTCTATAGAAATACCAACAGGCTATAAGGCAACGCACGTTAAAGTAAATGGCTCTGCTACAGATGCTATTGAAGTCTTTGAGATGCAAATTGACTCTAAGACAGGGGTAAGCAAGGGCACTGGCAATGTAGGGACAGAGATTGATATAACAGATGTCACCAGCAGTACAACCAATTACTTGCTGATAAATGTAGATAATGCCTCTGGCAACGAGATTCACGGTGGTTACGTAACAATAGCAGCAGTATAAGATGTCACTAAATACAAGAAAGCACGAGCCAATACACTCTAAAACTGGGGATGACTTAGCGCGTATCAAGGCAAACTTTGACAACGGAAAACACCTTGAAGTTTTGGATTTTGGTCCAGAGGCTGCAATGATCTACCAGATACAGAAGATGCAAGAGGAGCTGGATTACCTCAGAACCGAGATTGCACTAAACAAAGCTAAGACTGGGATTACGTCTAGTCAGGCAAGTGCCATCACAGCCAACACAGCTAAAACCAGCATGACCTTAGGCACAACATCGTCTACCGCTCTGGCAGGTGATACCAAGCTGGTGGGCATCGGATCAAATACCACGCTATCTTTTGGGGATTTGACTGAGTCCAGAGGAACGTATTCGATAACGTTGACAGCAACCACTGGTCGAGTCTCAAAGTCAATAACTTTGACACTTACGTAATTACTATATTTGTATTGTGAGCAAAGAGGGTATGAGAAACAGGATCAAGCGCATGCTGAAAAAGCATGGGCTAGCTGGTGTCAACAAGCCAAAGCGTACACCTAGCCATCCTAAAAAGTCACACATCGTCCTTGCCAAAGAGGGAGATAGGGTAAAACTTATCCGCTACGGTCAACAAGGTGCTAAGACAGCGGGGAAACCTAAAGCGGGTGAGAGTGATCGGATGAAAAAAAAGAGAGCTAGCTTCAAGGCTAGACATAGACGCAATATTGCTAAGGGTAAAATGAGTGCAGCTTTCTGGGCTAACAAATCAAAGTGGTAATGAAAACTATCAAGGCAAAAAAGGGTGCAAAGTTTTCTGTCACCAACAAGACCATGTCTATAGACCCCCCGAAAGGTTTTCACTGGATGGAGGAAAGTGGCAGGTACTACTTAATGAAGGGAGAATACAAGCCTCACCCAGGTGCTGTTGCGAAAGCAAAGTTTAAAATGGCTGACCACCCAAAAAAGAAGTGATGGCAAAGAACCCAGCACAACAAGCCGCTATTGCCATCGCCATGAAGAAGGCTGGCAAGAAGCCTAAGTCTGCTAAGAAGGGGATGAAGTTCAACCCTAAGTATACTCGTGGTAGCTCTGACGTGGGTAAGAGAAAGCGGCTTATGCAACAGATATCTGATATCTACAAGAAGCACCGAGGCACAAAAGCTAAAAGAGCAAAGAAAGGATTCCCACCCGCCGTAGCAGCTAGACTTAAAAGGCTTATGGCACAAAGAGATAAGATATGAAAGTGATGAAGAAAGGCGGCATGGCTGGATTGTCTGCTGCTCAAAAAGAAGTATATCGCAGAGGCCTTGCCGCGTACATGAGCTCAGGTAACAGGCCCAAAGTTTCTCAACACGCTTGGGCTATGGCTAGAGTAAAGTCAGCGTTCGGAAAACGAGAGGCAGCAAAGATTGCAGCTGGTAAAGGCAAGAAGAAGAAGAAATAAATAATACCTATATTTGCGGAATAACAACTAATACAAATGGCTACAACAACTGCAACTCTTACATTGTCCAGCTCAGACCTCACGGGGGATGCTTTGGCTTTGTCTACAACTGCCACCTTGACTAAGGCTGGTACGCTGACTGGCTTGGACCAAACCACTGGCGTTGGTCGCAAGACTTACACATCAACGAGTATCGCAACCTTGGTTGACAAAGCTGACTATGCAGATGACAAGGCTCACAAGGTCTACATCAGAAATACCAGCACTGTCGCCACAGAGAACATTGCTATCACTGTTGAGTCTCAGCTTCTGGGTAGACTGTACGCTGGAGACTGGGCTTTGCTTCCTTTTAACGGAGACCAAGACATTAAGGTGACTCCTAGTGTTGCGACAGCATTGACTGTTGAGTACTTGGTTATTTTTGAATAATAATGGCTAGCGTAAGAGCAACATTGAGCCTTTCGAGCGCTGGTGTTCTCAGCAGCCCTCTGAATATTTCTGTCAACTCAAACCTTGTTGTTGACTCTGGTTCTTTGATTAGAGCCAAGGTCAAGGGCACGGCAGCTGACACAAATGACTTGGCTATATACATAGCCAACCAGTGCTCAGAAAGAGCATACCTCTACATCAAGAACCTTGAGACGGAGCTTGAGAACTACATCTACATTCACAACGATACTGACACAGGTCTAGTAGCCAAGATCGGTGGTGGTGAGTTTGCTTTCATTCCTATCAACCCAGACAAGAAGCACGAGGTGTACGCTACAAAGGTTGATACTATGATCGAGTACGGTGTGTTCGGCAACGATGACTCTTCTAACCCATACGGTGGAAGCTAATAACTAAGACATGAACTTACACAATCAACTCCCGTCTAACATCTATGTGATTGATGCCAGCACTGCTGATGATGCCTCTGCAGATTTCACACCCAAGTCTGGCAAGTTTTTTTCTATTACTTGTACTGTAGCTGGATCTGTTAATGTGGCTGGTGGTAGCGTTTTTACTTATGCTGACGCTAGCACCCTTAGTGACGCTGATGCCGCCAAGCTTATAGACCCACTTGATGGAGAGCCCTTTGCTAGCGATGAAGATGTAGAAACTAGAGGCGACGCATACTATGAATCTATCTCTAGTGAATTTAGAGCAATTCCAATGATTGCAGGTCAAACAATCTACGGACGGTTTGATAGCGTAAAGAGCGATGGCACATTCACTGGCTTCGCCTATGCTGGATAAATTGAAAACAACTAATTAAATATAATGGATAATCAACCTACCGAAATCGCAGGTATGAAGGTCTTCAGTAACCCT